GTTTGCATGACTGGGGAGGAGAAGACTAATATGGGCCCTTTGGTGGCCTTAATCAGTGGAATCTGTTTGTCGTAATTTGCGGCTGTGACACTAAATACAGGTATACCTGAGTACTTGGAGGCCAAGGACACAGCGTCTCTGTCGTTAGGTGCAAAGACACAAGTACGGTAACCAGATGATCCCGGGGATAGAAAGGGAAGGGGCTTACATTTGAAAATAGCCTCTAGGGTGTATCTATCATCATATATTTCCTTAATAGGATATAGTGTATCTTTGGGATTAGCAGAGAAATGAGAAGAGGTGGCTGAGGTGAGAAAGAAGGTTTGTGGAGTTGCGACGCGCCTGACCAGATGTTGCGTGAGATGATCTGGTTGGTGGCTCTCGTCAATTAGTACAGGACCGTTGACTGGTGACAGTACGTATTCAAGTTTGGTTAAATACACAACGTCGGTAGCCTTGGCCATGTAAGAGGAGAGGGAGTTCTTGAGAGCTACAGAATCTACGAGGACAAGAATTCTACCAAGGTGGGTAGACAAGTGATAGGGTAGGGAGGTGGTTTTACCGACTCCAGTTGCCCCGTAGAACAGCACAAGTTTGCGCATGTTGTGGAGGTTTCTGATGACTGTAGTAACCAGGGCAGAGATAGAGGTCTTGTTAATTTCTACAGGGAGGAGGTCTAAACTATTGCTACTAGAGGATGCCATGGACTAAGTTAGTTGGGATGTTAGTGTTCAAAGAGGGTAGGTGCGGGATATAGAGATAGGCTTGAAGTGCTCTAAGAACTGACTCCTATTGAGGTGGGCTATTGATTCTAACGCTAGGAATATCTCTAGTTGGTATTCAAACTGACGTTGGTAGTCTGGGTGGGTTTCTGAGACAGAGATGTTAGCCTGGATAGTAGAGGAGATTCCGTCAGTGTGGGAGCGCTTGACATCAAGCAGAAAATCGCGGACTGCGTTTTGTACTTCCGCGAAGTGGGGGTAGTCCCTGTAGGTGGTACCGACTAGTTTCTTGTACCTACGTTCTAAATCTAAATAGAACCTACCGTTGTTGTAACTCATGCCACAGAAGGAGATTTTTCCACCTACTTGACACTTAAGTTTCATCTTCGTGTAATTACCTACGTCTGAGAGTCGATCCTCATCTAAGTAAAGACCTACGCCATAAATAAAACAGTCATCACCCTGTCCGATAATGACAGAGTGTACAGTCCTAGTCCTAAGTAACCACGCGGTGAGACACATCATCAATATAGTATTGAGAAGGAGAGTGCCGGGTTCTCCAGAAGTCTTAGCGGCATCTATGAGAGCTGAGAAGGTTGCAGAGGAGAGTAGATAGTTGTTCCTAATAGAATAGTAAGCCTCAACAGCCTCTTGGGGCATACCAAGGAAGGTTAGTATGTTTCGCTCAATTTCCTGCGTGAAGGCGTTCTGACAGGAATCGAACTGGGTGCCGTCCATGTATCCACCTATCGCTGAATGGTGAATTGTGGACATGGCAGTTTGGACTTTGGAGATTAGTTGGACTTGTGTCAACCTATTGTTGAACACAGCGTTGGTTTTAAGGGATCTAGAAAACCTACGGCTCATGATACGCATGAGGGTATGGAAGAGAGATACAACGGTGGGATCCCAAGCGGATATACCTTGCCCAGCTTTGGTTTCATCCGTGGTATGAGACCTGGATACCTTGAATATCTCTTTCATAAAGAAATTAATTCTATGTGGATCAAAAGTTGAAAAATCTCTAACTCTATCGGGGTAGTGTTTCCGAAGGGCATCTGAAAGTGCTTCATTGAGTGTTTCAGATTCTTCGTGGGGATCATCGGAGAGTACTGTCATATACCTAGAAATGAAATTGTTGGCTATTCTACTAGCTAATTGCCTAGACGATGCATTTAATTTAATACCTTTGGATGTAATGTACCTAGAGTGCGCTGTGCGTAACTCTTGTGCGGGGCTGTTGGCTAGGAAGTCAATACCCTGGGAGTGCATATACCTATGACGGTGGATTTCGTCGTCCATTGGTCTACGGTTCTTATTAAGTGGTTGGATCAGGTTTGGTATGTTAATCTTAGCTCTACTATGTAACATACGGGGTTGTAATTGGGAGATGTTTTTGGGTGCTAAAGAACCAAATTCCTCTCCAGAGCGAACCAGATTGGAGTGAACTGAAATTATATCTTCGGCGAGTCGGAAGCCATCATATGGTCTTAGTCCGATGGATTCGGCGAAGAAAGGTCTTTCAGTTGGTTCTTCAACGGTTTTGTAGGATTCATCCGCGGGTTTGATATAGTGTGTGGTAAGGTCTAGGTAGGCTTGGGGAACAGTGTGAAAAGGGGTCAAGTTAGGTGCGAAGGATACTCCACCGGCCATGTTAGCATAGACCTGTGCTATCCTCCGCGCGGCTCCTACTGTGGTATCTATACTTTGGTGGGAGGGGAGAAAGGCATGGGCATGCATATGATGTACTAGTATGTCTAATGTGAACTTGGGGTCATCTTCAGTGCACTGGAACCTGACGGGTCTACTACCGGAAAAGTCTTTGTGAACATTAATGGCACAGGCCAGTTGATCACAGACTTTTTGGTAGTCGTCGTCGAGTGCTGGTACATTGAAGTGATTTTGGTCCTCTCTAAGTAAGTTCGTGACTACTCTAAACCTATTGTGCAAGTTTAACATGCGTGCAGATGCTTCTAAAGCTGAGTATACACATTTACCGTCGGCAGGAACATGAACTAATATGCCGTGCCTGGACCAGCTAACTGGGTGTACCAGGATAGAGGGATCTAACAAGTCCTCAAGGTGCTTGATGTTGTTGAATTGGGCGGGACCACCAGACATTGACCACTTGGGGCTGTCTAGTTTGGTGACGTCAATCTCAACATCAAGGTTAACCTTGGTGGCGCCTTTTCCGTATGTAACGGGTCTGGCGTAGACTATTTGATCTTTACCCTGGGGGTTTGGTGTGACTACAACAGTTCTTTGGACTATTGCGGTGTTTAGGGCTTTAGACAAATTCCTAAGGCAGGTTTCGTTGACCCTACAGGAGTGTTTGGTGTGGATAACTTGGGTGAGGATTTCACTAGGGTATCCTATACTACAGAGGAGGGAGGTCAAGGAGTTTGGTTCCTTGCATGGGCAGGTTTCTGTTTCAGACTTTTCGTCATCTTCGGAGTCTGACCATAGACCTGCTTGTTTTGATCCTTCTGCTTCTGGATTGGTGGCAGGGGTCGGGATCACTGGAGTGTTGTCCACAGGGCCGGGGCCAGTTATTGTTTTTACACTGTCCGCGGGTTCTGGGTTTTTGTCGGAACTTCCGGTCTGTTCCGCGGTCTGGGCGGGGTCATCTACGGGTTTCACTTCTATGAGCTTGCTAATATCTTCTAAGGGATTGGGGCTGACTGGTG